TGAGAAATAAGTTTCGCTCTGATCTCTACCAACTCATTAAGGTTGATAGTGATCTTTACATCATCATAAATTGCCATTGTTATTAGAAAGCAGAACTAGGAACAGGAAGACCCATACTAGCACCTTGAGGTGCAGTTGCTGCATTATCAGGAGCAGCAAGATCAGGAGAACCAATAGGAAGATCTCCTCCTAGTCCAGCACCACCCAATGATCCACCAAGACCCCCAAGTGCCTTTTCCTTTACATCTTCTATGATGGCTTCCCTATTAAGGTAAACATACCCACCAAGGCCAACAACGGCAACAGATACAGCAGCAGACGCAACAGCAAGTACATTGATTATTTTTTGCATTTTATTAATCCAAGTAGTTTTTATTTATCAAATTCACTTCCTTCTCCAAAATATTCAAGAGAAAGAATATCATGATCCTCCGCATTAGGATTTAACCATTCCCTAAATTCTGCACGAATAGAATCTGCTTCCAAAATATCTTCATACGTTCCCAATTTACACAGCACATCCATACGATGTATTGCCCAATCATAATTATTCTTTAGTGTTGTTTCTAAAGTTTCCATAGTCCTTACGCATATAGCGTCCTAGAATGTTGCTATTGTAGTATGCTGGTTCCCCATTGTCAAGGGATTCCTGTAGCACATTATTAAGAAATAATTGTTTTGTTTCCTCGTAGTTTACATCTCCGAGTCTGGTATGGAGGGATAAGATCTCTCGTTTGAACGCAGAGTTTCCAAGTAACTTTCTATCTGCACTAAGCTCTGCAGAGCTTCCATAGTATTTTTTCCAGTCACTCTCAGACGTAACCCGTCTCTTACCACCTCTAGGCTTACGTTTTTGTTGGAAATATTTTCTACCGATGTATCGTTTACCCGACTGTAAATTAGTAATCCTGTAGACGAAACCGAAGAAATCGCCAATATCGTCAGTAGTGAAAGCTGCACCTTTGTAGTACCAGGGATTTTCATAATCTCCTTCCATTTCATAATCTTAATATTTTTTTCTATTTAGATTAGAAATTCTTACAATTTCTTTAATAATATTTTTATGCCCAACATATAAAATATCACTTTTATATGATTGTTCCCAATTAAGTATTGGTATATCTGAGATATTTTTATATTGTTCAGATACACTTTTCTGGTCAAACCATTTTAATCCATACAATATTGGAATATAATTTAATTCAGTAAACATTCCCCACTTACATACTATATCCTGTGCTAATGGAAATCTCTTTTCCCACACATCCAATAATTTCTGAAGTGATGGTTTTATCTTCAAATCATTCTTAATTTCTTTCCAAAATGGAGTATCTTCTCTTTTTACAAGATAATGTGCCTGAACATAATCAAATATATTATCAAAAATATCATTTACAACTTTATTACATTCATCAATATTATTTGAGGGGAAGAAATGAATAAATGCATACATCTGCTGTATTACACTACCAATAGCAGTTGCTTCTAATGGTTCAACAAAACTTTGCGATAATCCTACTGCATAACAATTCTTATACCATGCATTCTCCATTCTACCAGGATCAAATTTAAATGTTTTAGCAACATCCAATTTTTGATTATATACCTTTTCCATTTCCTGATGTGCTTGATCCTCATCAATAAATCTATCACAAAAAACATATCCATTACCTGTTCTACCTTGAGTTGGAATCTGCCAACTCCATCCATAATCTCTAGCAGTTGATTTTGTATAGATGTTATACTCATCCATCTCTTCAGTTGCAAATGCAATTGCAGAATTAAGAGGTAGATATTCAGAATAAGATTTCCATTTAATACCTAACGTTTTTCCCAATAAAAGCCTTGAGAATCCAGAGCAATCAATAAAGAAATCTGCATCATATTTTTTATCTTTACCATTAAGAGATGCTATATTACCATTATTTGAATCAAGTATTGCACCTACTAACTCATCTTCAATTATATTAATACCCCACCTCAAACATATTTCAGATAAAAAGTTATTTAATGCATGAGTATCAAAATGAAATTGATTGGTTGGAGAATGATTTAAGTCATTAAAAAACGAAAGACGAATCCTATTATCCCAAGATCCATTATGATTCATTTCATAATTAGGTCTATTGTTAGCAACAACCTGTTGCATATAAGGAAAATGATGACCAGTTGTTGAAGCAACACTATTAATGTTTATATTATGCAGAAAATCCTCATCAGACCAATCCTTAAAATAAACCCCATTTTTAAAAGTAGCCTTTGCTCTAAGTATAAGTTCAAGTATAGGAATTCCGCATGTTTTACAAAACTCAGAAAAATGTTCTGTTGAACTTTCACCAACCCCAACAGTCCCAATATCTTTAGATTTAATTATTGATATATTTTTTTCAGGAAAAGTAGATTTTAAAATTAATGCAGATATACATCCAGCATTTCCACCTCCAACTACAATCACATTATCATTCATCATGAAGTTGATTACTACCTTATATAGAAAGAAGATAAATATCTAATATCAGAATTATACTAATGGCAGTTTACGTCAATAATTTTACTATTGAAACTGGAGCACATTTCTCAAGAGATTTTTACTTAGATAACTCTGATGGAACTTCATTAGATCTAACTGGTTATAATGCAAAATGTCATCTTAGAAAGCATGCTGACAGTTTAAAACCATCTGCAATATTTAATGTTGGATTTATTAATAGAACAGATGGTCATATTAGAGTTTCACTAGCAAGCACAGCAACAAGACCTATAAAGCCAGGTAGATATGTTTATGATGTATTATTTACAGATACTGATGATAAAAAAAGTATTGTAATAGAAGGTCAAGTTCTTGCCACTCAAGATATTTCACCACAACTTATTATATTAGATTATGCTAATTCTGAAGTAGGAATCATTAATGAAAATTCACCTGGTGTAATAACATATGATGATGTTGGACAATATGGTGTAGTTCATATTGGAGTTAATTACGATCAATGCAGTTCATTCTCAGCAGAACCCGTTGGTGCTGCTGTAACTGGTCATCTTCTTGATGATCTTAAAGATACTTCAAATGGTAAATTACAAAAACTAAAAAATTATATTAACCTTGGTGGTGTTGTATGGTTCAATGCTGAATGGTGGAATGGAAATCCTCAAGGTAATGGATGCTCGAATAAAGATAATATAAATGAAATTCTAACTCTACTTGAAACAGAAATAAGAGCAGATAGTGATCTAGGATTTGTGGGTATAGCAGAACTATCAGATAATGATGCTGTGCAAAATTCTGGTCTTCCTCCAACACAAGATAATAATGCTACAGTAATATTTACAGGAGGAACTCCCGTATATACTACACCGACTACATATGGAGCATCACCACCACTCACTATAACCGTATATGAAAAAATTGGTGGTGGGATTTTATATGTAAGTGGAGATAGTAATACCTCATTTAACTATGGATATAATGGTATTAATAATCAAATCTATAATGGGCTTAGAAGTTTGGTAATAAATAGTTAAATGGCAGTCTACGTTCACAATTTAACAATAATCGCTGGAGCAGATTATAGTCAAGACTATGATATGCTTGAAACTGGTGGTGAGGTTATCGACTTAACAAACTATTCAGCAAAAGCACAACTAAGAAAACATAAGGGAAGTGCAACTGCTGTTAGTTTTACCGTGGGATTTCCTAATAGAACAGAAGGTAAAATAAACATGTCCATCCCAAGTTGGACAACTGCCAATCTAAAAGAAGGTCGTTATGTATATGATGTTCTCTTCACCAAACCAGGTGGAAAGAAAGAAATCGTTTTAGAAGGTAGAGTTCATGTAAGAGCAGGTATTTCAACTGGTTGCGATTTCTCAAGACCAACTAGTGCTCAACGTCTTTGTATTGCAGTTATTGATGAAAGTGATTCTCAATCTGTTTCTCACTTTTCAACTAAATGGGAAGAATTTAGAAACACATATCCAAATAGAACATTCTATCTTTTACAACCATCAAATGTTGGATTTGGTGTAAGTGTAGATAATACAACTTACAATACCCTACGTTGCCCTGATAACTTCTTATCAGAAACTACAGTAAATGTACCACCTTTAATCTAATGGCAAATTATTCTGTAATAACAAACGGTACAAATACAAACCCATTTATGGGTCCAAATTATGCACCACAGAATGGTAATGCTGGAACTAATCCAAATAATTGGGGATTTGGTAACTCATCAAACTTTGTAAGACCATACCAGAATTTTAGTTGGAGATTACAAACTCAAACTTGGGCTCTAGGTGCATTCTGTAAAGCACATAGGTATATTGATACTATAGATAATGTTTGTTTAGATGGAGCTTTTGGTAGATTAAAAATTAGTACAAAATCACCAAACTTAGGAGAACTTGGATTCGTAACACAACATTGGTATAACTGGACAGATGGTCCTTGGGGTGTTTTGAATGATTATCCAACACATAAAGAATGGTGGGATAATTCAACTCCCGTTACTATTCAAGTTCCAAACTTAATGTATACCAGATCTAACGGAACAAGACCTCTAATTCTTGTTGATGTTGCATATATTGGAAGAGATGAGGCAGATTATGTTGATGATACACCAGATCCAGATACTAATACTGGTGGACTTGTTGGTACTGAATATCCTAATGCAGATGAAGATGATTGGGGTGGTGATCCAGATAGATGGGATGAAGGTTCGATTGGTGAAGGAAATGATTTAATTGCAGGTGTACCTAAAATGTCTGGTGGTATGTATAATTGGATTTGGAAAAGTTATGGTTTACCTGCAGCAGAATGGCAAAATAACAATCCAGGAAAACCAACAGAAAATAATCCATTCCTACCACCTGGTGCATATGTTCCTCAAGCATCTGTACCAGGAGATGATCCTTTTGATCCAAATAACAATGAATGGATGGCAGCAGTAATGAATGACCAAGGTTATGAAACAGCAGGTATAGGAGCTCTTGAAGCAAGAACCTTAATTGATATTATTAAATGTACACCATCTAGTCACGCAGCTTCTAGACATGCTAGAGGTCAATTAATGCAACATTGTTCACCTGGTGATATTAATAAATTAAAAGGAATGGGAATACTATAATGCCATATAATTTTAACGGACAAGATGTAGATATTAATAATATCACATTACAACATTTACTAGATGGTATTATAGGTGATGGTGTAGGAATAGGAACAACCAGTTCACTTACATTATTCACACCTGGTGCTAGTGCAAGATCCGATCTACTTAGATACGGAATGAATAGTTTAGATACTTTCTTTGGATCAAAATATACAGATGAATATAATTCAATAATTACAAATATATCAGCAGATACAAAAACAAGATTTGAAAGTCTAGGTGGAAATCTTAGTGGTCTATCAACTGAAGGAATAGGGATTACTACAAATTTAACAGGATGTATAGGAACTGCTATTAATACATGGACACCTACTGTTAAAAATGTTGGTACTTATATTGGAATAGGTTCTCATTTTAACCAAAATTCAGGAATTATAACATCAGGAAATTACACACCATACTACTTAACAAGATGGGGTGGAGATGCTACTGATAGTATGCTATATGCTCAACTTAACTTTATGCATCATGTTAATTTTAATAGCAATGGTGGAGCAACAGTTGCAAATAATGTTGGTATATCTTCCGCTAATGCAATCAATCTACCCATAAGCGAAAGACTACAAGTAGAATGGGCATCCACATTAAACCCGTATCCTGTTTGGAAAGATTTACAAAATAAAGGATCTCAAACAACTGCACAAGTTGAACATATATTCAGAACTATGGTTTCATATACTAACGAACATAGTAGACATAATCTATTTAATGGAGAACCTTGGAGTTTGAGTTGGTTCTTAATTCACGGTATTAATGATTCAAATAATGTTGGTATAGGAACTTCATCAATTGATGATACTGCTTCTAGTGCATATATTGATGATGCAACAAAAGATCTAGTAATACAAAATAAATATAACTTTAATTACACTAGAGATGCAGACATTCAACATAAATTATGCACAGAAGCACAAGCTATTCTAGGAATAGGAAACTCAACAGGAATTACAAATTGGTGGAAAACAACTCCACTATCCTTTGCATCACCACATAACTTACTAGAGGCTGCAGCAAGAACAATGAAAGTTGCTAAATCAGAATCCATAGGAGCAACTAACCTAGACGCACTTGATTATAATTATTTTGAAACTAGGATTAGTAGAAAAAATTTAGGTATAGGTAATACTTTTCTCTTTACCCAATTAGTAGATAAGGGGTGGATATAAATGAAACCTACCGCAACTACAAGACTCCAATGGAAAGGATGGTTAAGATCAAAAAGACATCTATTTAATAGTAATATCTTAGAATGTAAAATAGAAGATATAAAAGATGTATTTGTATCAAGAGCAGGATCAGTCAATGATTCAGATAAAGTAAAAATATTACTAACAAAATCTTATGGTTATATTGATATTCATCATGAAGAACTAGAAGATAAATTATTTTATATTCCAGCACTACCAGGTGATAAAATATCAGTTGGTGTAAGTACAGATGGAACTGCTCACGAATTTACATTTGATGGTAATGATACATCCATCATATATGATGGAACACCATATGCTTTAAACAGCACCCTAACTCTAAGTGGACAACAATTTAAAGTTGTCGGTCTTGGAGGTGGTCTAATACAAGGACAAGGATCAGGACCTCCACCTCCACCACCAGCAACATACACAGTAGGACAAAATGCAACAACAGTTAATGAAGGTGGAGTTGTTAATATTACTGTCGCCACTACAAATGTAGCAGACGGAACTACTTTATACTATACATTATCTGGAACTGCAACAGCAGATGACTTTGTAGGTGGCACTATGGCAGGGTCATTTACAGTCTCTAGTAATTCTGGAGATTTTAATGTTAATGTAGTAGGAGATATTATTACAGATGATGGAGAAACTTTCACTGCAAGTATAAGAACAGATTCTACATCAGGTACTATTGTTGGAACATCTTCACAAGTTACAATAACTGATGTTTCACAATCAGAAGCAATCTCACAAACAGCAACCACCGTTGATGAAGGAGGAACAGTTGTTTTTACATTATCAACAGCAGGTTATCCAACTGGACATACTTTTTATTGGACTACAGAAATAACAGCAGGTGGTATTACTGAATCAGATTTTAATGATGGATCATTATCTGGAACAATTACTACAAATTCAGTAGGACAAGCAGATATAAACAGAACTCTGGTATCTGATAGGATAACAGAAGGTGTTGAAAAATTCAAAATTCAAATAAGAACTGGATCTACTGGTGGACCAATAATACTAACTTCAAATGAAGTTGCAATTAATGACACATCAGTAAGTATAGGAGCAAATGCAAATGGAAAAACATTTGGTCCAGTTAATGTTAATAGAGATGGAGGTGGTAGTAACGCCACTTCTGATTGGTATACCATATGTGGAATGGATAATCTTCCAGATGGTTCTAAGGTTGCATTGTTTATTGATACATCAGGAAGTATGACCATGAGCACAATTCAAGCATCCTATGATCTACTAGTATCAAAACTAAATGCAAGAGCTATAACAATTATATCAGTTACTAATTCAAATGAAGATTGGATTACACCATTCCTAACAGACTTAGCATAAATATTCAAATATAGCAAAAAATAATGCCAGTATTCACTGCCAATATAATAATATACACAGGAACAGATTTTGCTCAAACCTTTGTTTTAGAAGATTCTGCATCCAATAGTGTAAAAGATTTAACAGGTTATGTTGGATGTTCTCAAATAAAACGATACGAATCATCAAATAAATCTGCAGACTTTTCAGTTGGATTTGCTAATGATAGAACAACAGGCAGAATTAGTATTGAAATGTTATCTGGAGTAACAGAAACATTAAAAGCAGGAAAATATTTTTACGACTTAATAATATCCAGCCCAAACGGAGTTACCGAAAGGGTAGTAGAAGGAACAGCAATAGTTAAAAAAGCAGTTACTCGTTAATCAGCGATTGCACCTTTACCGTGCTCCTTTTCAATTTTCGCTCTTACAATATCAACTGCAGTTTTACCTTTACCATACTTCTTTTCAGATTCTTTCTGGAGAGGAGTTTTTCCTTTTGGTTTCTTACCAGATCTACGTCCTGAACCACCCTTCTTATCTGATCCATCATGACCTATACCATACTTAACAAGGCGATCATCTTTTACTTTGTCAGCAGCTTCTTCAGCAAGTAATTCAAAATCTTTTACAATACTCTGAATAGTCACATCATCCATTTCCATCATGATGTATAGTGCTTCATCTAAAGAATCTACTTGTTCTGTTTCAACAAGATATCCTAGAACAATATCAAAAGCGTCAAAATCTTCTTTTTTCAAACCTTTAAAAGATCCTTTACCCTGAACGATATTTGAACGTCCATATGGATACCTACCTTCATTTTCTGGACTATCAGCAGACTTACGATACTGTTCTGGTTGCCCTCTACCAGTTGTATTCTTTCTTTTCTTACCACCAGTGGAAGAATATCTAGCAGAAGTTTTCTTTTTCCTACCTTTAAAGGCAGCTTCATCACTTCTTCTACCCATCTTATCTGCAGTACTTTTACTTACAGAAGAAGATGCAGCATCCTTTTGTGCATCAGACATACCAGCAGTATGTGATGCCATACGATTTTCGTCAATAGCAACTTCTTCTTTAAAACTTGCAGATTTTAAATCATACTGTTTTCTTTGACTCTTAGTTAAAACACCAAGTTCTTGTCCTTTCTTAATATTACCAAAATCAAATTTTGCTTTAGTAAAGACAGTTGATCTATCTACTTGAGTTTTACCATCATCCGCAGTGTATTTCTTAGATCTACTAAACTGATTGAGATCTTTATTAGTAATAGAAGGATATACTTGTTTTGATTGACTCTTAACTAAATCTCTAGTTTGTCTTTGATTAGTATTAAATGATGCAGGAGATGGACGTCCTTTCTGATAAGCATCAACCTGAGATTTTACTGAGGCTGTTGGTTTATCTTGTCTTTCTACTGCACCAGCATCTAATGCTTTTTTATTTTCCTGTTCTTTTTTTGCATCTGTTTCGACTTTTTGCAAATTTTTCTTATTACTAAGAACTTTTTGCAATTCAGCTTCCTTCTTAATATCTTCTTTGTCCTTGGAACTCAAATTATTATCGGAAGTATTATTACTACTATTATTATTATTTACCTTATTATTAGTAGCACCTTCTCTAGTTTTTATAGTTTTACCTAATCCAGGTACATTGATACTACCATCAAGACCTAATCTATTTTCACCCTTCTTATCATTGTTATTATTAGCACCACTATTACTATTTGTAGCTGCACTTGCAACACCTAATCCACCAACAGCAGCAACTGAAGATTTTATCGGATTCTTCTGGATTATCTCCTTTCCTTGTTTTACTGTAGACTTAGCCGCCTGATTAGCGTTATAAACTGGAACTCTTACGTTTAGTGGAGTATTACGTCTCAGTGAACCACCAATCCTTCTACCAGCATTTCTTATAATATCCCATGCTTTTTTCCAGTTATTAGGATTCTTAATTGGATTCTCACTAAGTAATTCTAATTTCTCATGTAACTCAATTATATCAACAGTTTCAATGTAAGATGCAATTGCACTATCAGAATATCCACTATCTTGCATTTCTTCATAAAGAACCCCAAGAGAATGTTTTAAAGATTCATCCAATTCTTCTTGAATATTATTATAAAGATATTCTATATCTTCAATTTTCTTATAAGACATTTTACAAAATACTCTCTTACTAGAGTATTTATTATATTAATCTATTGCCCCAATCTTATTCCACCCATTGTTACAGGAAGATTTTTAGTCTTATCCTTACCATTAGTTCCACCACCACTAGTATTAGGAGTATTGGTTTTAGTCTTAGTGGTTGGAGGTTTCCAAACTTTATTGAACAGAGAACCTGCAGTCTTTTGTGCAAGATCACCACCCAGTATTCCACCAGCAGTTCCAGTTACAAATGCACCTGGACCTGTAAAGGATCCACCAGCAGTTCCTAAAGCAGCACCACCAGCAAATCCTTTATAATATGCTGTAGTTGTAACAGCAGATTTAGCAAATTTTCTAAGTGGACTACCTTTTGCTGCTTTATAATTATCAATCGCATTCCATGCAGCAAATGCTGGTCCAGTTACTCTACCAGCAAGATTCTTTGGAGTTACCTTTAACTTAGCTACATTACTCGTCTTACCACTAATATTTTTAAACTGTTTAAATGTTTTACCACTAACGTTTGTAGTTTTAGGTTCTGGGATATTTCCAGTAGATCTTGTATTGGATGAAAGATTGGAAGTAACATTTGTTCCACCAGGTGTTTGATGTTTTCCCCCTGTATAGAAACCTTGACCAGCAGGTTTCGTAATATTAGGTTTAGTTGTAGATTTTGTTATTGATTGACTACCAGAAACATTACTATCCATACCAGAAGCACCCATGTTTCGTGAAAGTACTTGATCTGGATTTAGATTAGAAGTAGATGGTGGTTTAACTGTTGGTTTAACCTTCTTCCATAGATTAGGTCTAATCTTACCATACTTAGACCTTACAGGACCTCCAACTTTATTAAGATTTGGATTAGTAGATTTAATAGTTGCTGTATTAGGTTTAGTAACTTTAATATTAGTCTGAGATGGTTTATTATCAATAGTCTTTGAAGTTTTTATATCAGTTTTAATCTTCTTAAGTTCATCAGCACTTGCTAATTTTGCTCTCTTACCAGCATAATCACTAGTGTTTATATCACTCTCAATCTTCTTATATGCAGCACTACCAGGATTACTAGCAAGTTTCTTAGCATTGGCAAGTTGTTGTCTTCCAGTAGGACCTTTAGTGCTAAGACCCTTAGTTAATTTGTTTATAGCAAAGTTCTCAACACCCTTCTGTGTTGCTTTACCTGTTTTGGGATCTATACGTGCTGCTCTTTTTGCTTGTAATTCTTTGTTTATTTTAGCATTAGTTCTTGTAGATCCTTCTCTATTATTCTTAACACCCTCATATCCATATTCATCCGATCCTCCTCTATATAATCTACCAAGCTCACCTTTTTTAACATTAGTTGGTCTATTTTTATTCGGATCGTTAACTCTATCTAATAGTCTATTCTGTCCTTTATCAATATTTTTTGATTGTTTTTCAACAGTCTTTCTTGCCTCTTCTCCCTTTTTACCTTTAGAATCTCTTTCTATCTCATCAAAATTTTTATCATCCCAAGGATCTGCATCTTTTGTAGGAACTGATTGCTTTAATAATTTTACTATCTTTTTCTTAAAAGCCTCACCCCTTTTCACATTATCAGGTATTACTCCTTCACCCTTTGATTCTATTAAATTATTAAACTGACTAAAAGATTTCATCTGGTTCCCAGACACTATATCTTAGTATTTATTCATCCACTTTTTTATAATTATCAGGATGCCAAATAGGAGTTGGTGTAAGAGGTTCTATACGATCCATCTCCATCCAAATCCTCCTAAACTCTTCATCAGAGTTTAAATCCTGCGAAGGTGTCTTTTTTAACATCTTGTTTAATTCCCCCTACAATGTAAGATTCAACTTCAGTTTCTTGTGGTGCTACTTGTAATCCTTTAGAACTAATCCAATGCTCTGTCCAAGGCAATGGATTATTCTTTGCTGGAATATCATATAACGGTTTTAATCCAATACCTCTTAATCTCTTATTGGCAATAAACTCAACATACTGTTGTAGAAGTTTATCATTAAGACCAATCATAGATCCATCTTTAAATAAGTATTCTGCCCACTTCTTCTCCTCATTCACACACTTATCAAACATATCATATGTCCACTGTTCCTCTTCCTTCATTATGTCAACCATATCAGGATCATCACCCTTTCTCCAATTGTTTATTATGTTTTGGGTAATGGCGAGGTGTTGATTCTCATC